CATAAACGGGGTAACTGTAGGATATAGAGCCTCTAGAGGTATAGCCCAATCTTTGAGAACAACCTCAACATAGTATACTTCGGTATCGCCATCAATTTGAATTCGAATCGTTCCATGTATAGCTGTTGTCTGTATTGGGTCAGGAATAACCACAGCTAGTAGAGCCTTACGTGCAGTCCAGTAGGCACTTGTACTATCCGCTAGAATATGCCCCTCCATAGAAATTGGCAAGGTTTCAGGATGCTTATAGTTAAGATGACGACCGGGACCATCCATCCTTCGAAGATCATCCCCAACCATATCTTGATTCCAATCGAATTTATTCAGAGGATAGGTTGCATCATTAACAGTGATACTGTTTATCGAGAAAGCATCTCTAAGTATAACACTGGTTAACATTAGTGCCTCGGTCGTTTCTTATTACGGTTTCGGAACTGTTTTGTATTGAGTGCTCGCATAACTGAAGCTACAGTTGCACCATCGGCCTTGATAGTTACCTGATCTCCACCATAGTTGATTGTAACCATCTTTTGACCGGGAGACTCTCGACGCACTCGATTGAGTTGTTCTTGGATAATCCGGCGTTCTCCTGGCCCTGGTCTGAGAATCTGTAGAATCTCTTGCTGATCGCGTAAGCGCCGTTGTAACCTGACTTGGTCATCTTTGAGTCGTTCTAGAGTATGTAGCTCTACAGGAGTAATTTGTTTCCCCCCAGGGCCGCGGGGGTCTGTAGACCTCGCGCCAGCACGCTGAAGCTGACCACTTTTAGCTTGGATTTCACGTCGCGTTTCGCGGGCCTGTATAGTAGTTCGTTCGAGTCTGGTAAGGGGTTTAGCAGCTTCCTTTGCTGCCTCCTGTTGCGCGGGAGTAAGGGCTACCTTTGGTGGTACTAGCTTGATACCTGTTGAAGTAGCCTGGATCTGCGCGGCTGCGTCTGCCATAGCCGCTGCTACTTCGGTTGCCATCTCAGTCCTGAGAACGTTGCCAAATGTATCCATTACCCAAGTCTTGTAACCAGCCTTAAGTTTCGCCTGTGCTGGCGAGGATGCAAGTCCCATGACAAGCTGGAAAGCAATGTCTTCACCGTGTTTTTGCCAATCAGCGAGTTGTCTATCCATATCCTTTTTGGCGGCTGTATCAAGAAGCTTCTGAGCACTCTTGAAATCCTTGACATAGTTCTTAAACTGCTTAGGAGATGCACCTAGCAGTCCTTCGATCATAGGTATGGCAGAGGGGCCAAGCTGCTGAATCTGCTGGATCATCTCAAGAGGTACGCCACGCTTCATCAACTTGTCAAGTCCACCACGCCATCTCTTAAAGTACATAAGTTGCTGATCCATGTCCTGCTGCAATAGTTCGAAGGGAACAGGGATTTGTACTCCAAACTGTCGGAGCATATCGTTGATTCCACTAAAAACATTGCCCAAGATACCAGTCATAGTTGGACCACCAAATATGCTACCCAAGCCGGCTGCATTAACCTGCCTAAAATTGTCATAGATATTCGAGAGATTGTCAGCAGCGGTTTGAACCTTTTGATTCATATTGTCTAAAGCCTGCTCGACAGCTTGAGAATGTGCCTTAGTAAGTTGTTCTGCTTTGCTTGTCGCATCGGTTGCGCCATCTAGTCCTGCGTTTAGCTGTTCGAGCATATCGCCACTGATAAGTTTTTTAGCAAGTGCTTGTTGGGATTTAATGAAGTCGTAGTCGGACTTGGCACCCTTCTTTTTACGATCAGCAGCAAACTTGGCATAGGCTTTAAGATAGGCTTTTCTAAATTCATCAACCGAACCTGCACTATCGATGAGTTCCTGTCCTCGCTTCTTCATATCGGAAGTACCTATTCCTAGAAGGTTATCAAGCTTCTCGGCTGCATCTCCAAGAAAGGGAACTAGCCTATTCTCTAGCTCATAAAGAGGCTTAGAAATCTCAGACAAGGCAATAAGAGTATACCCAACTAAGGTCTTCATTAGGTTCTTCCAACCTGTTGCTATAGCTGCTTCGAGTCCGACAAAGAATGCTCTTACTTTATCCCAATGGGTCATAACCCACTCGGCTGCAACCGCAGAGAGAACTATGAGGGCTCCAAGTCCAGTACGAAGCAATACTGATGACCAAGCTACTTTGACGGCATTAGCAGCAGCGACATTTGCAACCATAACGGCATAAATTGATTGTATGGCCTTAGTTTTCCATATGAGCCAAAGTGCAGTCGTTACGATAACTGCCTTTTGAATACCGATGATTTGGCTTAGAAGTAGTCCTAAGCCAACAAGTCCCATTGTCCCAATAACTAGTCTTAGGGCTGCAAACTGCTTAACCGATTTCCCACCGAGAATAGCCATGAGCTTCAAGTTGTTATTAAATGCGACCATTGAACCTACGATATTAACGAGTGTACCGCCAAAAAGTGCAAAAATAGCAGTCATCGTAGCAAAACGAACAATTGTATTACGAGTATGAGGAGAAAGTTCCTTAAACCATTTGACAAGATCCGAAATCTTCTGACCCAAAGCCAGAAGTACAGGTAGTGCAGCCTGCCCGACAATAATGATAAAAGCTTTCATCTGGTTGATAAGTACATCCCACTGAACACCAGGCTGCTTGGACATGAAAGCAAATGCTTTTGCCATTTCATCTGTATTTTGATTAACCTTGCCTTGAGTCTCGGCAAAAAGACCCATATTCGTTGCGAGCAGTTCAAAAGCCCGTCTAGCCTGAACTGTACCTTGAATACCTGCCTCGGTTAAACCACTAGCTTTTGAGACTTGGATAAAGAACTCGATAGCAGCCTTTTGTCCCGTAGCAACTTCAGGATGCATACGTACTATATCTTTCATAATATCAAGCAAAGGCCGAAGCTGGCGGTTAGCATCAAGAACTGATATTCCCATCTCCTCAAAACCTTTTTGAAATGCCGGAAGGCGCAAGAGTTCAAAGAGACGACCAAGACCTGCTGAAGCCCGAGCAGTATTCTTCATCAACAGGGTCAATGTCGCAAATGGACCACCCATCTCCTTTACCGAAAGTCCTGCTGCTTTTGAAATTGGGGCAAGAGTTGCCATAGCTTGACCAAGATCGTTTAAACGCATCTGACCGAAGCGGACAATCGCAAAAACATCATCCATCGTATTTCCAACGTTGCGCAATTGTGGATCAAAGTTGTTAAGTATAGGAATCATAGCGCCTGTTGCTTCTTCGAGAGAAGATTGTCCAGCAACGGCAGCTTTATTCGCAATCTTTAGAAGTCCTAGTCCGCTAGCAACATCGGTTACGCCCTTATGAACTAGGTTCATAGAGGAGAAAATGTCATATGCAGCATCAGTCATTTCCTGTGAGCTAGCAGGAAACTCCGTCATCATATCGAGAATAGCTTTACTCAGAGCATCGGACTTCTTTTTTGTATCAGTGATAGGTGCGCCTATGTTACGCATCTGAGTAGCTGCAAGACCGATCTCCTTAGAGAAACCAGCAGCAGATCCAGCAGCTAAGCCAAACGCAGCAGTAGTAATTAGGCCGAAGAATTGCATTGTCCGCCCTATATGTGCAACGGTTCTACCGGCGATCTCTGCTTCCTGTAAGGCTAAAACTTTGGCATGTATCGCAGCGGCATCCCTTTCTTGTTGTACTGCGAAAGGAAGATCGACTGCTATTAGCCTCTGCGTTGCGGCAGTAAGTTCTCCAACAGCAATTTTTTCTGTTTTTATTGCCGCTGTGGTCTGAGCAATAGAAGCTGCAAGTGCTCGATTCTCAAGAATTAAAGCTTTGCCCCTAGGACCAGCAGCGGCTACTGGCGCAACACCAGTAGAGATCATAGTTTTAATTTGACCCGGACTATACAAGCCTGAAAGTGCTCTTTTTGTTCGATCGTACAATCTAATCTGCTGTGCTTGTTGTCGAAGAAGTTTTTGATTCAATCTATCAAGTTTGCTACCGGATGCAAGTTGAGCAGCCCCGGAGTTAGCCGCTCGTTGGGCAATCTGCATAGAGCTTGTATTAGCAGCTTTCGTTGCAGCCGACAGACTGGCAATATCCTTACGCAAGCGTTGGATATTGCCAGTCCCATAGGACTGAATCGAAAGGATCAGTCTAAGCTCACGGCCTCCGAACGCCACTTATTTCCGCACCTTTCTGCGCAGCAATTTGAGCCTCTATCTTGTCTTCGGCTTCGGCCTTATTCTTATCACGTTCACTTGAAGTGTCTGCACGTAGTACAGCTTCAATTTTGAACATGACTCCTGCTGGTTGGTCGAACAAGCCTCCCTCGTATGGTAGAACATGAAAGTGTTCTACCATACGAGTAATTCTTATCCATCTATGGCATTCGAGAACTAGCTCTGAGGGGAATCGTTTTCTGGCTGCTTGATCCCATCCTGCGAGGATGAGGACGCAGCAGGTGTAAAATCCTCAGATTCATCCTCCTGATTCAATTCATCAATGTACTTCTCAATTTCTGCACCGACCTTCGGATCAAGACTCTTGAAGACCAATTCGATATTACCTGCAAAATTGAGGGGTACATTGTTGTCGTCAGTAAGATTGTGGTCAGTAATGCAGCGAGGGAAGGTGAATTGGTTCGACCATCTATTTGCAATCTGCATGGAAGTCTTAGCATCGACGTTCCGACCAGGCGACTGCTCCATAAGGATCTTAATTCCACCATCTCTACGCTCAAGCATCTCATCATATGAAAGCTGTCTAAGTACGACGAAACCGTCCGGGGGAGCTGACTTTAGCTCCCGCCGAACGGTTTCCATTTTACGAGTAGCAACTGGCATGTTCTCTCCTGTGTAATGGTTACGTGATCGTAACCGGGGACTTGACCTTGATCGTATACGAGGTAGCAGCAGCGATGCCAATACCCTGCATCGTGACTCCTGCCATAATCAGATCAGCAAGACCTGAAAGCCCGAGATCGTATGTCTCATATACTCCTCTCCGAGTATCAATTTGTACGCCCTGGGTACAAGCAGCAAACGTTGCACCACCATTAAGTGATTCAAACCGAATCGCCTTCTGAGTTGTTGCAACGAAGTTGTTATATTCAGTAACGTCAACGAAATCGAGTTCAGTAGTCATTGTAATTACAGTCTGTCCAAATGAAACATAGCTCGCACTTCTAGTCGCAACAATTCTGTTCTGAGCTTCGGCTCCGAAGTCAGCCTGCCATTCAAAGCCGTTGAAGTCCAGTGAGGCAGAACCCGCAAATGCAGGAGCCGTTCCAGTAGCATCAGTTCTAATGTAGTGTGCATCCGCTCCGAAGAGAGCCGGAGCAGCCCACGTTGGAGTAGGCACGGACTGTGCGCTATCGCTTTCTCCAATCATGTTCATTTCAACTTTAAGAACTCCACCATCTACAAAGAATCGAAATGATCCACAAGTGCAGCCTGCATAACCACGAGCAATCTCGTTTCGTGTAATCGTGATTGACGCTGTACGCTGTACCATTCCCGAAGCTGCTGTAGAAGTAGATCCAGCAGTTGAGGGAACAAACGTATAGACCCCTGCCGCAAATGCGGGAGTATGTCTAGTACAGAAGAGGAAGTATGGGAGGAAGTTAACATCAACTTCCATCTCAATGGTCCCCTCAATGTGGTAGTATCCCTGCTTGACATCAGAGAATTCAGTAGCTTGTCGAATCTGCGGCGAGAAGTAACGATCTTCCACATAACGGAAACTCTCGCTTAGAATCGGAACGTAGATTGTAGGAGCTACATAGGTTCCTTTGGTTGTCTCAAAAGCAAACCCCACATGACCTGATCCAGATAGACCCGCTGGCATTAATCATCACCACCCTTCGCCGCTGAAAGTTTGATATTAGGATTCGATGCAAAAGCTTCTTTGATACTTCTACCTTGAAGCGTCTCAAAAACTTCAATCTGTTCATTGGAGAACTCAACGGCTTTACCATTCTCCAAAGAACCAAGGCCATTCACATAGAGTTCTTTACCTTTCTCCATTGATGGCTCGTTGAGTTCAACCTTCATCTAACCTCCCTTATGAATCTTCGTAGTTAACCTGGGACTGTCCTCGCCATATCAGACGAGTGGTAATGATCGACCGATTTGGTGCAGGAGAAACAAAACCTGGGATCTCCTGCACAACTCTTCCTGATCCTCCAACTAGTTTGTTCTCGCTTACATCAGTCTCGCGTAATGCTCGATTATTGAATTCATGGAGAAACTGGACAGTCTTAGTAGCAAGCTTCATGTCCTCAATGCTGCGTTCGGTTGGAGTACCTTCTAAGCTTGCATGATAGATCCAAAACGAACCTTCGAAGGTAACGAGAAATCTTTGCGTACCATGATCTTCGCGCAAAAGAGGACCCATTGAGATATCTATTGCTGGATACTCTGGGATCAAATTCTCTTCCTGAGTTGCTACATAGGCAAAGCCTAGATATTCTCCTTTTGCTACGAACAACTCTCGGAACGCTTCCAGCAATTCCTCTGGGCGAGAATACATAGCCATTAGCCAAGTCTCGTGAATCTTCCTGAAGGAGCGCGTGCCACTCTGACAAATCCTCTAGAACCTAAATTAATACCTTCCATGAGCCATGCATCACCAAGAAGTTCAATTTCACCTTCGGCTTCTGCTGATAGACCAATGAAGCGACGTTGTGCAATTCTTTGTCCTCCACCTTCAGGTTGCTCATGGTATCGCCAATAACTAGGTAGGACGCCTGCATTAAAAAACACCCCCACAGGGGTTGCAGTCCAAGGTTCGTCGGAAATAGCAACGTCTCGCATTTCGCCGGTCAGTTGCAAAATACCTTGTTGAAATGGAGAAGGTTGAACTAGTGCTGTCCAAGGGTGCCCCTGTGGATCAGTCTCGGTAACGAAGTGCCGAGCCATGTCAACTTGTGCAGCTTCCTTGGCTTGTTCTGCAAGTAGTTCGGTGGATTCAAAATACTCCTCCATAGCAACAAGCTGAAAGTTGATAGCAGCAGGCCCAGGCTCTAGCCACTCAAAATCAAGTCCTACTGTTGACGGGAATGATATCGGCGGCATTCTTCTGTTAACCTTATCCTTTGTTTTGGCTTTAAGTCGAACTTTAGTGCTGCAAGATCCGCACTTGTATCTGGGCCGTAACGGTCTTTTTTCATCTTTAGGAAAGCATAACTTCGTGCTTTCCCATATTTCATTCAAAAATCCCTACCACTGCATATCCATAGTAAAAGCTGGTTCTCTTGCTGTACCATCGGGATAATAGAATGAGCTATCGAATGCTGTACCAGGGGTTTCAATTATCCCATCTAGTACAACCTCACCGCTACGAACAAGTTCTAGCATTGCCATTGCTTCATCATATAACCGTTGTGGATATGTTTTGTCCCAATCGGGGATATCTACTGAATACCGCTTCGCATAGTAAAAAGCAGCGACGAGCCTGCCAGCACACCCACGTATATAACCAGGCGTATTAGCAGGCTCGTCCCATAGAGCTAGAGTAGCGGCTGAAAAAACACTACTTAGATAACCTTTAATTAGTCTCTCAACGTCAACCTGAAAAAGATCGATTTCAGGATTCCCATCTGTTACCTGAAGCTTATCGCTAGGTATATGGGTTCTAACGTCGTCGAAACTTGCAAGCACTATTTCACGCCTTCGAGTTCTTCAACATCGAATTGTGCGCTCGCTTCCTCAATACTTGAACTAGCTTCAGCCAATTGATCTCGAAGATAATCAATTGCAGAGCCTTC